CTATAGGTATTGTTCTTGGCGCTATAGGAGCTTTTCTTGCTGGCGTATTAGATGGATATAAACCTCAATGCTTACACAAAAGAGTATAAAATAATTAGAATTTAGGATATATATCGAGTTTTAGGTCCGATTCACTTCTTATCTTTGTTTTTGTATATAGGACCTTTTCTATAAACTCATTTAAGAAGATATTTCTATCAACGACATCTAGCTTGTAATATTCTTTTATTCCTTTTTCTACTTTAGGAATAGCCTCTCTTAATTTTTCCATTTTTAAATGCTCGTTGTTTTCGTTTATTTCTAATTTTTTATTTTTTAATTTTTCTAAATTAGATAATATTATAGATGATCTTTCTATATAAACTTTTTTGTCATATATCCCATCTTCTAGGAAATCTCTTAATTTATTTAATTTCTTTTCTTCTTTAATAATTTGGTTATCAATTATTTCAAGTTGATTATTAATGTTATCTAATACCGTATTTTCATTTTTAGTATAGTTATTTAAAATCTGCTTTCTTTGTTTAACAATTTCTTTTAGTGATTCGATGATCATATCTTCAACATCTTCTAGATTATTAGAAACTGTTCCACATTCTTTGTTGGTGCTACACCATACCAGGTCTTTAGCTTTATAATATTTTGGATTTAATCCACTACCTCTAGGCGAATAATAAACATTTTGGCCACCCTCTCTTCTGGCCATTACTTTGCCACAGACAGAACATCTTAATATTCCAGATAGGGGATTCTTCATACTTAAATCTAGAGGCACATATTTAGTAGATGATTGTTTTAATAGTTCTTGTACTTTTTCAAAATCTTCCTCACTTATTATTGCCTCATGTAATCCATCACAAATTAAATATTCGTTCTCTTTATTTCTTTTAGTTTTAGTTTTTATTTGTGAGTCCTCTATAATCTTTATTTGTTGCCTTTCTTGCCATTTAACCTTGCCAATGTATGTTTTATTATGCAACATCTCTCTAATGCCATTTTTTCGCCATTTACAGCCATTAGGTGAGGGGATTCCTAACTTATTTAATTCTGTAGCAATAGCAAATGTTCCTTTTCCCTCTAAACACATTTTGAATATGTCTTTTACAATTTCAGCCTGTTCTGGTACGATTCTTAATGAATATCCTTTTTGACCTTTTAATTTATATCTTTCATATCCAAATGCAGCTCGACTATATGGGACTTTTCCCTCCATGACACTATCTTTTCTTCCCTCGGTTAATCTCTTCTTAATACCTAAATATTCTTTTCTAGAATAAGCTAATTTATCTATTAGATATTCTTCATCTGCAGGGAATTGTAAATTATATTCTTTCTCTGGTGTCATAATTAAAGTGTTAGTATATTTAAAAGTTTTTATGATCTTATCTTGATCACCTAAATCACCACGAGTTAATCTTTGTACATCGATAACCCATACACCTTTTACTTTTGGATGTTCTATTAATTTAAGGACCACTTTAATACTATTTCTTTCAGCAATAGAATCACCACTAACAACTTCGGGTATTATATAATCTTCATTAACCTTTATTCCCATAGAAGTAGCTAATGTTATCAATCTTTTTTGGTGTCTTTCTAATGTCTTATATTCTTTGTTTTCTTTTTCGTATTCTATATCTTCACGAGATTTTCTCAAATAAAATAAATATATCTCATTATTTAAATCATTATTAATTTTTTCTAATATTGTGTTATAGTCAATTACATCGTAAAATTCTTCCATAAATTCACTCTCTTTCTAGCATATTTTCTTGCAATATGGTATAATGAGAGTACAGAAAAAGAATTGCTGTGGTAGGTAATTTTATTTTCTGTACTCGGTCCTCGTTGTTGCACCAACGGGGACTTTTTTTGTTTAAAATTGCACTTTTAAACATTTTTTAGTTAAAAATTAACATTTCAAGCACATAAATTAACATTTCAAGGCATTTTGACTTAATTATTGGTAATTATTGGTATAATAAAATGTTTAATTTATAATAAGGCCCCGAGAGGGGGAATGGTTAATGAACATTAATAAATTATACAAAATATTAAACAAAAAAGATGTAAGCATTCAATATTATGTTATTTTTATAGAATATTTCTTTTAAGGAATATTCTTTATTTATCTTTCATAATAAAGTTTTTATTTATTTTTGCAAATTCAATTAGTTTATTAAAGTTTTCTTCAGTAAGATCTTCATTTTCATCTAATAAGCCTTTTCTTTTCAATACATCTTTTAATAATTGAATTTCCTGCTCTTTAGATAATTTTATTTCCTGTTTTTCTTTGGTTTGTATATCACTACCAATAAGTTCAGGTAATTTTACAAACAATGTTTCTTCTAATATTACTAAATTATCTATACTTGGTGAATTTTCGCCAGCCTCCCATCTTGCAATAGATGCTTGAGTAATTGGCTTTAGTTTTTTATCATCAGGTAAATCTCTATTATATATATCGCATACTCTAATTGTTTGTCTTGCTAATTCACTTTGGGACCATCCTCTAATTTCCCTTAAATATTTTAAATTTTTGGCAAAATAATTATTCATGAACTACCTCCAATCTATACATATTATAATATTTATTTTACACAAAAACAAGTTTTTTATGAAAATTTGCATAAAATATATTGACTTATGAAAATATGTATAGTATTATGGGATTGTAGGAGGTGATACGATGATAGACAAAATAGAGTATCTAAAAAAGAATATAGCTAAAGAATTAAGAAAATTAAGAGCAGAATATGGTAAATCACAAACTGATGTAGTAGATGGAATCAACGAGAAAAACAAGAAAAAGGTAATAAATATTGGAACTCTGGTAAGATATGAAAAAGGATCAGTTACTCAAAATTTAGATAAGCTAGTTATTATATTAGATTATTACAATTTAGATGTTTATTATTTTTTTAAACTAATCTATGAAAATATGTATAGAAATGATATTGAGAATTAGGAGGATGTAAATGTTAGTTCAAACATTAAAGTTTGATAAAGGCATTGTAAACATACATGATGACTACATCCCAAAAGATCAAAAAGAAAAAAAGAAAAAATTAAAATCAATGTATGATACCTTTAATCTTTTACATAGAAATTGTAAACAAAAAGGAATAAATATTGATGATTGGTTTTATACACCAGAAGAATTAGAAGAATTAAAAAAAAGTAATGAGTATGAATTCATTACATAAAAGAAAGAGGCGAACTTATGAAAAATAAAAAAATAAAAAAGAGAAAAATTAAATGGGGGAATATTGGTCTATTAGTAGTATTGCTAATCTGTATCGGTTTAGTAGCACATGACATTTATATGATTGCAATTCAACCTTGGATTAATGGAAAAATGGCAGGATGGACCTGGTTTGGATTTGGAACATTTATTTTAGCAATCTTTGTTGGAGGTACTATCATTGAATATTTTATTGATGAGATTAACAAGAAATAAAAAAAGATTTATAAGTTATAGAGAAACTCATAAATCAAATTGTAAATCTACCATAAATTTACTCCTTAATTATAGCATTTAAGCGAGTAAATGTCAAATGGCTAATTAAGGAGGCGATGCATATTAAAAAATTAAAAAATTATTTCTCTCACGATTTTAATGCGAGAAATGATATTAAATTAAAAAAGTTAAATATGGAATTAGGTATGAATGGCATCGGCCTTTATTGGTGCATAGTTGAATGCCTCTACGAGAATAATGGTTATTTAGATTTAGATCAATTAGATTTATTAGCTTATGAACTTCGAGTAGAAAAAAAATTAATTGAAAAATTAATTAATGACTTTGATTTATTTAAAACAAATAAAAATCGTTTTTATTCTAAAAGTGTATTACAGCGATTAGAAAAGATAAACGAGATATCAAAGAAAAACAAGGAAAATGTTAGGAAAAGATGGGAAAAAGAAAAGCAAAAAAAGGAAGAACGAACGAATAACGATGGTGATACGACCGTATTACAATCGAACTACAAAGAAAAAGAAAAGAAAATAAAAGAAAATAAAAATAAAATAAAAGAAAATATTATTATAACAACTACTAACATTTATGAATATATAGAGAGTAATTTTGGACGACCCTTATCACCAGTAGAATATGAGAAAATTAATTCTTGGTTGTCGTTATATAAACAAGAAATAATAGAACATGCTGTCAAAATTGCTGTTATGAATTCTAAAAAAACATTTAACTATGTTGAGGGCATTTTAAAAACTTGGAAAGGAAAGAACTTTGAAACATTGGATCAAATAAAAGAAGAACAATTACAATTTGAAAAAATGAAATATCATCAAGAACAACGGAATAAAGAGCCAGTAGATGTTTTTGATTATGATTGGCTCAATGATCCAGATTTTGAAGAATAAAGAGGTCGATGATGAAGAAGTTAAAAGAAAATATAGATTTATTTAAATTAAGCAAATTACAGCTTATTCGTAAAATCAATACACTTGAATTAAATATAAGTGTTTTGGAAGATACCATAAAAGAAGAACTTTATAAAACTTTTATGGATAAATTAAAAGAGCCGCAAGAACTTAATAGAGTTAAAAAAGAAAATTCTAATTTGAGAAAAAAGAATAAAGTTTTGAAACAACTATTAAAAGGCGAAAAATAAAACCTACCACAGTAATAACAAATAGAAAAAGAAGAGAGGAAAATAAAATGAAAATAGATAAAATTGAAATTAATAAAATTGACAATGAGGGAAAAGTAAAGGCTTATGTAAGTTTTGTAATCAATGACTGCTTTGCAGTGCATGATGCAAGAATTATAGAGGGTAACAATGGTTTATTTGTTGCGATGCCAAGTCGTAAAACAACAAATGGATTTAAAGATGTTTGTCATCCAATTACAACTGATTTTAGAAAAGAAATAGATCGTTTAATTATTGATGAATATAACAAATAAAGAGTTTAATCTACTATTCCATCATGTTGTGGAATAGTAGGTTTGATAACCTACTATTTTTTTGGAGGTGTGCTAATGGAAAAAGGGGTAATGTTTTCAATACATCCACATTGGTTAGAAATGATTTTTAATGAAGAAAAAGGATTAGAATTTAGAAATAAAATTATTTCTAGCATTAAGCCAGAAACAAAAATTTATTTTTATGAAACAAAGAAAAATAATGGAGCTGGTAAAGTTGTAGGCGATGCTGTAATTATTGATGTTACAAAGATAGAGGCATCAAGAAAACCTTTATATCAACAATGCTTTAATTACATAGGGTATTCTAATCAAGAATATGCTATTAGATTTATTGCAGTTAGAAAATATAAAGAGCCAATGGAAATATCACAATTTGAATATTTAAATGGTAACACAATGAAATATCCGCCACAAAGTATGGTTAATGTTAGGAGGAAAAATTAATGTTTAAAGATATTAGAGAGGGAATAGCTAATGCAATTACATCAGACATATTCCCAGTAGGATTAATTGTTGGAATGCTTTGCTTTTTACTTGGAATAATATGCGGATATGCTACAAGTGAAGATATTAAAATGCAGCAATGCGATGAAATGAGTATAACAGAATCTTTGAAATATCCATACTGCAGAGATTATTTAGAGAGAGCATTGGAAGAGATGGCCAATGAATAATGAAGAAAAAGATTTAAAGGAACAATCAAATAGCAATCAAATAGATTTATCGGCTATTAATGAAACATTCAAAAAAACTATAGAAATGGTAAAACCTATAATTGAAACATTAGCAAAGACAATTAGAGAAATATGGGAAAAAATAGATGGTAAAACTCTTTTGATATATGTTAGAGCAGCTAAAGAGGCTGAATACAAATACATAAAAAAAGGTAAAAGATATGTAAAAGTTAGGAGGAAAAATAGTGAAGATATTAGCAGAGCATTTTCACGAAAAGTCAAACATTATAAGAAACAAATACAACGATCTTTATCATCTAAATGAAACGATTGAATATATCTATCACGACCTTTATGTAACAGATTGGTCCTTATTCAAAAGATATAGAGATTTAGATACTTATCTTTCAAATGAAAATAAAGCAATATTAAGTTCTAAAAATGGTGATTCATTTGAAGATTTAATCGCATTTATAGAAAAATTAGAAAGCAAAAGAGTTAATAAATATAGAGATTTAAAGTGAGGTGAAAATATGGCAAAAAAATATAACAGTAATTGGAATGCTAAAAAGTTAGTTGTAAGTTTTAATCAAAAACAATGGCGACAAGATTTTGCATCGTTTGTTCAAGAAAAAAAGTTTTGGGGTATTACAAGGGTTAGTAGAGCTAAAGCAATAAGCACCAATCCGATGGATAAAGGTATTAAAATATTTGAAGTTTATGATCAACATGGTGGAAATGTATCTATAACATTTAGAAATGATAATGAAATTATTAGCACTTCTCATAGCGATTTAGTAAAGCAATATTTTGCAGAAAGGGGCATGTAGTGTGGTTAAAAGTAGATTAACAGATTTAAATCTTCATTTATTTGAACAATTAGAAAGATTAAACGATGAAGAATTAAAAGGTGAAAAATTAGAACAAGAAATAAATAGATCTAAAGCTATTACAGATGTTGCACAAACAATTATAAACAATGGAAGTTTAGCATTAAAAGCTGCAGAACTTGCTAACGAATATGGAATAACTTCTAGAGAATTTCCAAAGATGTTAATTGGCGATGGTAAAAGCGAAAATGAAAAATAAAAAGATTTATACAGAAGAACATTTAAAGTTTATTAGAGATAATGCAAAAGGTAAATATAACAAGGAATTAACTGAATTGGTAAATAAACATTTTGGTACTAATTTCACGATAACACAAATTGATGGAATAAAACAAAGAAATAAAATATCAAGTGGTCTTACAGGATATTTTCCTAAAGGAAATGTTCCAGCAAATAAAGGAACTAAAGGTGTATATAATGTCGGTGGTAATAAAACTTCTTTTAAAAAAGGTAATATTCCACCGAATCGTGTACCTATAGGAACGGAAAAGTGGAAAAAGTACGGAAGTGGTAGCGATGATAAATATTTATTTGTAAAAATCCAAGATGGTCATTTAAATAAAAATTGGAAAGCAAAACACATAATCGTTTATGAAGAGCATTATGGACCTATTCCAGAGAAACACAAAGTTATGTTTGCTGATGGTGATAGAACTAATTTTAATATTGATAATTTAATCCTGGTGTCATATCAAGAACAATTTATTATGAATCAAAGAAAGCTAGTAAAAAAAGATAAGGAATTGACAAAAACAGGGCATCTTATAGCAAAGGTTATTGATAAGCAAAATAAGTTAAGGAAAAAGTAAATGGATTATGAACAAGAATATTATGATCTTCTGTTTAAATATAAGCAATTAGAAAGTAAAAATAGAATTTTAGAAGATGAATTAATTGCTTTTAAATCAAAAAAAGGATATTTGGCTATTGCTATTACTTATGTTGAAAAAATAAAAGATATTAACAAAATTTTAAATAAAATCTATGTATTTAATAAAAAAGTTTTAGAAAAAGAAAAATTAAATAATGCAAAAGAAAATGCAGAAGAAATTTTAAGAATAATGGAGGTAGAAAAATAATGTTATTTGGCAAGAGAAAAAAATTAGTGCAAGAAATCGAAGATTTAAAAAGCATAAAAGAAAAACAAAGTAAAGAAAATTATTTATTAAAAAAAGAAAATGATAGTCAAAAGATAGAAATAAAAAATCAAACTGATTCAATAGAAAAACAAAAAAAGATAATTGAAAAACAAAAAAGTGAAATCGATTCGTATAATCAATTATGCCATTCTTTAACAGTAGAAAATAGAAAATTGTGTGATGCTAACAGTAAATTAAAAAAGAAAAAAAGAGAATTACAGGGCTCAAAAGGTGGTCTTAAAGCTGAAAATAACAAACTAAAAGAGATGGTCAAAGATCTAACAATAAAACTAGAAGAATCTATGACAGACAAATATTTAGTTAAAAGAATTCCTAGCGGTAGAAAACCTAAAGGCCCAGCTATTAAATTAAGAAGTTATAGCAAACAAAGTCAAATCATTAAAAATATTCATAAAGATTAATTTATTGGAGGTATTAGATGGAAGAGAAACAAAGAATCCAGTTATTAGCAGATCAATTACAATCTTTTTTAGCAATAGCAGATAGTTTTGTAGAAAATCTAACAGATGAAGATTATGAACTTTTAGAAAATGCTAAAAGTACATTAAAAGCAAATATAAATATAAAACATAGTGCTGCCACATTAGCTGCAGCATTCGGTATAGAACAAGACACGATAGATGAAGAATATAAAATCAAGTCATTAGAGGCCATTACAGCATTGTTTAATACAAGAAAGTCTTATCGTAAGGCTCTTATAGAAAAAGTCGAAAATGATAGAAAAAAAGCACAAAATAAACAAGAATTAATGCAAGCATTGGGTTTTATAGATTAAAAGGTTTATCAAATGGAAAAAATTATAGAATCTGGAACACCAGGATATGGATATAAGATTTTAACCGTTCTGGATGGGAAAATGCATTATAAATGTGATCCAAACTTAAATATTAAATGTGATCATAAAAATTGTTCTTATGAACATACTGGCCCATGTGAATTTACATCTAAAAAAGAATGTGCATTGTTAATACCGCTAAAGAAAGGAAAAACACATGAAAAGAAATAGTGTAAAAGTGGATGTAGAAGTAGATACAACAGAATTAAAAGATGCAATTACATTAATTAGAAGATTAAAGTATGAAGTTGTGGAATTAAGAAAGCAAGGATTATCTCGCAGAGTAATAAATAAAATTATACTTAAAACATCAAGAAAAATAGCAAAAAGTATCAAAGATAAAAAATAAGGTTTAAACCCTTATAAATACTAGAAAAAATTAAGGTTTAGTAGGTGCAATATAATATTATGGTTATCTTGCACGATTATTTGAAGAAAAGAGGCGAATTTATGGACCAATATTTATGGGTTATTGAGTTGTTAGTTTTATATTCTGGAATATTAACAATTAAATATTTTAAGTTAAGAAAATTAAATAAAATAAATTATTCTAATTATCAAAATTGTTTGAGAGCATTAGCTGATACAGATCCAAAACTTGCAAATTATTTGAAAGGTAAAGGACAATAATTATGAATCTTAAAAGAATTTTAGAAGAATTAGAATTTATAGAAAATTCTGCAGCAAAAGATAATTACATTGCTGGAGCTATTCACAATCATGCAACTAATATAAGAAACTATTTATTATCACAAGATAAAGATTTAACGAATGCTTTATTAGTGGCTACAGATAGAATGGAAACATTATTAAAAATAGAAAAATCTATTGAAGAATTGAAAAATAAACCTATCAGATCGGAGGGCAAAGATGAGAGTTAATGATATTAGATTTGGGGATATAGTTACTTATAGATCAGGAAGAATTAATAATGTTAATAATCCAGATAGATATCATCAATATTTCAATAATAATTTTGAAAATATAACTAAAGGAATGGATTTTGACATTATAAGAATTCAAAGATATGTAAAAATATTAGGTTTTTATAAATTAAAAACTATTTATAGGAGGTATTAATATGATGCCAGGTATTTTAGGTAGTACAGCAAAAATATACATCCAGGATGATGCATCTGGTGAAATGATGGAATTAGGACAAACTCAAAAAATAGAGTTAGATGAGGTCCAACAAGAATATGAAACTTTTGATACTAAAAAAATAATGAATGTATCTCATGAGGTATCAATATCTTATAAACCTAAAAAGATAAGTAAAAAAAGATTTATAAAACTTCTTATGGCTAGAAAGATTCAAAGAAATGCTGCTAATGAATTAGTGAAAGTATTTCTTGAAAGAAGAGGATATTATTCATATTTAGATTTAGTATTGTTTGATGGAGGTTTGTTATGAAAGTAATAAGATGTGATATGTGTGGAAAAGAATCATCAATGAGTATGCATCAAAGTTATATAGATTTAAAACCTATAGATTTATGTAGTGAATGTCATAAAAGATATGGAAAAGCAAAAGAAGAGTTTGATATTGAAGATAGAAAATTAACAATAGAATATGAAAAGAAAAGACAACAAACATATTCAACAATTATAAAAAAACATGGTTTAAAAGATCTTAATGAATAGAAAGAGGGTGCAATTATGACAAAGGAAGAAATAAGAAAAAAACTTGATGAGTGGATAAATCAGCAAAGATTGGATGAATATGCAAAGAAAACATTAACTGATTATAGACATGGTGTTGAATTATTTATCGAATGGATAGCAGAAGATCCATTTATTATTGATAAGAATTTAACATTAGATTATAAAGATTATTTAGCAGAAAAATTTGCATTAAATTCTAGAAATAAATACATTGTAGAAATTAACAAGTTTTTAAAATATTGTAAATATGATGATTGCACCTTAAAAAAGTTTAAAACACAAAGAAAAACATCTATAGATGATCCTATATGGGATCAAGAACATAAAAGAATGTTACGATGGGCGAAAAAGCTAGATATGGAAGATATGTATTACATATTAGAAATATTTGCTTTTACAGGATGCAGAGTATATGAATTAAAATTCTTTACAGTTGAATCATTAGACAGCAACTATATTAAAAAAGTATTTAATAAAGGAAAAGAAAGAACAATTATTTTAAGAAATGATCTTAAACGAGAACTTAAAAATTATTGTAAACGAAAAGGAATAACTACAGGATATATTTTTGTAAGTCCTGTTAAGCCTGGTCAAATGTTAAATAGTAGTACGATATGGCGAAGATTAAAGAAGATAGCTAAAGCAGCAAAAATAAATCCAGATAAAATACATCCTCATGCATGGCGACATTTATTTGCAAAGAAAGCTAAAGAGGCTGGTATTGATCTAGATGAATTACAAGATATTTTCGGGCACTCTGATATTAAAACAACTGCAATATATACAATGACATCTAATAGAGAGAAAAAAGCGAAGATGGAAAAAATATCGTATGGAAAGGGTCAAGATGAATAAAGAAGAAATTGAAAATAGAATTATTATTTGTGAAGAAAGAGCAAAAGGTTATAGAGAAGTTGGAAAAAACTTTATAGCTGATAAATATGAAAATGAAAAATATAAATGGGAAAAATTATTAAGTGATTTAGAATTATTAAACGAAAGAAAAATAGAAGAATTATTAGATTATAAAAGAGGCTTTTTAAAATTAAAAGATAAACTTAATAAAATAGAACATTTTATAGATTCACATGCTACAGATTTTGATGATGGCAGATGGAATTTAGAATTAACAGAAATTGAGTTATTAGAATTACAAAAAATAATAAAAGAGGTGTAAAATGCAAAAAAATAAAATAGAAATACCAGAAATAAAAATTTCAGTATTAGAAAAACATATATGGGTATCTTCAAGTGAATATTATGAATTATTAACAATCAAAGGTAGATATGAAGAACTAAAAGAAATGATTGATAAAATACATTCGATGTCAACACCTAACGAAGTAAAAAATATATTTAGCTCATTATTCAAGAAGAAAGAAAATTAGAAGAAATTCATTTAAAAAAATAACAAAAAGTATCAATGATAAAAAATAAGGTTTAAACCTTTATAAATACTAGAAAAAATTAAGATTTAATAGGTGCAATATAACATTGGGGTTATCTTGCATCGAATAATAGATATAAAAGAGGTGTTAGATGAAACAAGTAAAAGCATTTATTTCAAAATGTTATAACAAAGAGAATGATATTCCTTATTGTTGGTATAACCGCAATAAATTAGTGGATGAAAACGATTTAAAAAGTTTACAAAAATATTTAAATAATAGAAAAGAAGTTGAATATTTATTAGTCGTTAGTGGAATAGAGGAAACAAGGCCACAAAGAACTTGGTGTACATTGCCAGAATTCTTTAGGCCTTGCAGTATGTTTAATTTTTATGTTGAATCTATCCAACATAATACTTTTATATTTGCAATTTCAAAAAGCAATCCAGAATGGATGGAATATGAAGAAAAAGATATTTTAAATTTAAAAAATATGTTTCCAAATAAAGCAACGATTTATTTATTAAAAAAAGAGGTGCAAAATGACTAAACTAATAAAAAATTGGGAAGAATTAGCAAAAGTACCTCCAACTGATAAATTGAAAATAGAAGTTGATGATGATATGTGTTGCGGTTGGATAAAACCTATAGATGATAGTATAGAGATTGAATATGGTAAAAATTATCATTATTTATCTACTCATACTTTTTATGGCAGTCAATATAAATATTCTACTAAATTATTACAGGAATGTGGTTTTGATATAGAAATAGATAATTGGGATAAAGGAAATGAAAAAATGATAGGCGGTAATTTAGATTGTAGTATGTATGGTGTATTTAATGGTGAGCCAATGATACCTAGTTATAATAGAGAAGAACGAAGAAAATATATAAGAAAATATAAAAATCATAAAGAGGCAAGCTATTGCAATTATTGTAAAGCTAAAACTTTAAAAATAACTGATGATAATTGTGAAATAGTTTGTGAATTATGTGGAAGAAAACAGGAGGAACAAAAAGAGGTGAAAAAATGAAAGAAGAATTTATAAATTTATTAAAATCTACTAAACGAGATGGGATAGAACAATTAATTAATTGGTTAGAAAATGAAACAGACTTTTTTACTGCTCCAGCGAGTTCAAAATATCATCTATGTAAAGAAAATGGACTTTTGGAACACAGTTTAAATGTTTTTAGACAATTAATAGAAGAAACATCGGGAATGGGATTTGATCCTCGAACAATTATTATAATTTCACTGTTGCATGATTTATGCAAAGTTAATAATTATAAAATAGATTATAAAAATCAAAAAAATAAAGATGGTATTTGGGAACAAGTACAATATTATAAAGCTGATGATATTTTCCCTATAGGTCATGGCGATAAATCGATTATTTTAGCTCAAAAATTTATTGATCTTACTGATGAAGAAATATTAGCTGTAAGGTGGCACATGGGTGGTTTTGAATCTAAAGAGAATTATTCAAGTGTAAGTAAAGTATTTAATAAATCAAAATTAGCATTATTATTACATACTGCTGATTTAAAAGCTACTTATATTTTAGAAAATCAATAGAGGTGAAAAATGAAAAAAATAGTATATATCTGTGATTGTTGCAAAAAAGAAACAAATGAAAATAATTATTTTATTGATATTTATCAAAATGCTGATAGATTAGGAAGATTAACTACTCGAGGTGCTGAAAACAACATGAGTCTAAATCATAATAAAATTTTTGGAAGAGAATCTACTTATTGTCAAGAATGTATAGATAAAATAAAAGAATTTATAAGAAAAGGGGCGAAATTATGAAATGTGCAAATTGTAAATGTGATATTATAGGGGAAACATACTTAAAATGTTTAGATAATTTTTTACAAGTAAAATATTTTGATGAGGAGCAAAATAATGTGTTTTGTTCAAAAGATTGTTTTTGTGAGGCTCTAACTTTAGAAGAAATAGAGATCGAAGATGAAGAAATTGATTAAAACTACTTCTTTTAATCGATATGAATCTAGTTATTTAAAATTTAGATTTGATTTTGAGAATATTTCACAAATCAAATTGTGATCTACCATAAAAAGAATAACGAGAGGATGGGTGTCGAATGAACGAAGATAAAAATTGTACATTAAGAGATAAAAAGAGATTCTTAAATCAATTTTATTGGATTTCTAAAGAATTAGAAAATTTAGAAGAAAAATTAAAAAAATTAACTATTAAAATCGAGGGAATAAAAACAACTAATTTTTCATCCATGCCAAAAGGTGGCCAACATCAAGATATTACAGATTTGTTAGCTCAAAAAGAAAAATACCAATTACAGCTAGCAAAGAAAATGACAAAAATCGAAAATATAAGGTCTGATATCGAATCTTCAATAGACACCCTAGAAGATTCAAGATTAAGGTTAATTTTAAGATATAAATATTTAGAAAACTATTCTTATAAGGAAATTGCTGCGGATTTAAGAAAGTCTGAAAGACATATTAGAAGATTACATGATATTGCTATTCGTATAATGGAAATTGTCAAAAAATAGATGTTTTTTATAAACATTTATTTTTTTATGTTCAAAATGGCCACTTTTGGCCGCTTTTGGCCACTTTTGGCCACTTTTGGCCAAAAATGTCACAAAAAAATGTGTTATTATGGTATTGTCATAAAAGACATTAAGAGTTCGCCCCTTACTTTTATGATATTAGAAAAGGCATCAGCAATGGTGTCTTTTTCTATTGTATTTTTTGAGGTGATTTCATGATAATGAAGATATGTAGGAAATGTGGCGAACTAATCCCATATCCATATACCTATTGTAGAAAGTGTCAAGATAAACATATCCAGGAAAGAGAAGAGCAATTAAAAGAATCTAAAAAAAGATATGATGCTAATTATAACAAATATAAAAGAAATAAAGAACATCAACAATTTTATAACTCAAATGAATGGAAGATGTTGAAAGAAAAGTATCTACAAGATCAACAATATAAGTGTGAGAGATGTGTAGAATTAAATGCACTTAATCCTAGACATAGGAAGAAAGTAGCAACAGAAGTACATCATATTAAATACTTATCTACACCAGAGGGATGGGAAAGGCGATTAGACTACACGAATTTAAGAGCATTATGTCATGCTCACCATGATGAGATTCATGGAAGATTCCAGAAGAAAAAGAAAGTAAGTATATAATATAGCATCCGCTATTTTATATAGAGTAAGTAAATTTATTTATTTACTAATTATTAAGTTAGGAGGTGGACCATGTTAGTCATTATTACTAAAAGATATGATAGTTCTGTACTAAAACAAAAGGTACATCCAACATTAATTGATAATGATGGTAAGCCAATTAATCCATTGACTGTATCAGATGAGAGGGGCCATGTTCTTATTGCTGCTGGTGTAGCTAAAGAATATATTCCAACTGCTGATGAAGAAATGGATAATAGTGCAGTACAAACTGTTAGTGAATCTAATGATAACTCTGATGCAAAAGAGGGTGATGTAGTTACTGATGATAACTCTGCAGCTGCAGAAGATGATGCAGAGAATGCAGAAGATAAGTCAGAAGAAACTGAATCAACAGAAGATACTGATGCTAAAGAAGAATCAAAAGATGTAGATGATGAAACTAAATCTAAAAAAGAAACAAAGAAGAATAAAGAAAGTAAATAAGATTGTCATTTAACACACCTGTTTAAACCTCGTTTAAATGCCTTTTAAGAAGAGTTTGTTTTAACTTAACCGACTATACCTTTTTTCGTTTTATTAAGCAAATAGATTAGTATGCACGAGAATAACAAAGGGTAGGGGTGGTTAAAAAAGTATTTAGCTTTTAGAGGATATCGGTGCAAGGTGAGTATTTTGTAGCAAAAACTCCCCACCAGAAACAAGGAGGTGTCGCATGGCTGGTCAAAAACAACCTATAGATTTGGTGATTGCTAAAGGGAAAAAGCATTTAACAAAGGCTGAAATTAAGACAAGAAAAGATCAAGAAATTGATGTACCTTTTGTTGATATTGAAGCTCCATCATATCTACCAAAAAAGTTGATAGATGAATTTGATGAGATAGCGGCTAAATTAAAATCCTTAAATATAATGACAGAACTTGATGAGGACTGTCTTGCCAGGTATTTATTATCTAAAAGTAATTACTTAAAGATAACTAAAAAACTAAATAGCATTATTAGTAAAAAAGATACCAAGGTGTCTGAAATAGATGCTCTAATATCTATTCAAGATAAATTATTTAAACAATGTCGTTCGGCCGCTGGTGATTTAGGTTTGTCAATATCTAGTAGATGTAAGTTAATAGTGCCTGTTGACCCTACACCACCAAAAAAGAACAAATTTGATAAGTTTAATAATTTAGATGATTGATAGAGTTACAGAATATGCTAGGGCAGTTGTAGCAGGCAAAGTTGTAGCGGGTAAACCCCATATACAAGCATGTCAAAGACATTTAAAAGATTTAGAAAGACAAAACACAGAAGATTTTCCATATCATTGGGATATTAAGAGGGCGAATAGAATTCTTGAATATGCTGAAATGTTAATTATTGCCGAGGGTGAAGAGCCCACAGAGGTAAAATTAGGCGGATTTCAAGAGTTTGATTTTGGTTGTCGTTTTGGATGGTTAAATCAAAAAAATAAAAGGCGATTTCGTAGATCTTACATATCAATGGCAAGACAAAATGGTAAAAGTTTTGGTAATGGTATTGTAGGAACTTATATAGCGGGATTTGGTGGTTATAATTATGGTAAATTATTTACAGTTGCCACGAAAAAAAGACAAGCAAAAATTGCTTGGGAAGAAATGGCAAAATTTATTCAAGCTGATGAAGATTTAGCAGAAAAATTCAAGGTTTATGATTATAAATCTCTTATTAAAGCTCTAGAAACACACTGTACCATTGAGGCTCTTTCTAGAGAGGGTGGATTAGATGATGGTTTTAGAGGTATCTTTATATCGGTGGATGAAATTCACCAACACAAAGATAACAAAATATATAAAGCATTATACAATGGAACTCGAGCATTAGATGAAACATTAGTATCGATGATAACAACTCGTGGCGACAAATTAAATTCGTTCTGTTACGAGATGGATAGTTATTGTCTTGATATTTTGAATGGAACAGCTACTGCAGAAGATTTCTTCGTTGATATATATACTTTAGACAAGGGCGATGATCTATTCAATCCTAAAAACTTTATTAAGGCTAATCCATTTCTAGCAACAAAAGAAGAGGGATTAAATCAATTAATGGTTGATGCTCAAACTGCTAGGGATATGGGTGGTAGTGAATTAAGAGATTTTATGACTAAATGCCTTAATATGTGGGTTAGAAATGCTGATGATCAGTATATTGACCCAGATAAATTAAAAAAATGTGCTAAAGACAAGAAGTTGGAATCAATGCGAGGGCAAAAATGCTACATTGGATTAGACTTATCTGGTGGTGGCGATTTGACAACATTAGCATTAGAATTTCCTCTTGAAGATAGCAGATTTTATTCGTATTCACATTCTTTTATGCCTAAAGGTCGTTTAGAGGAGCATATTGAAACAGATACAGCACCTTATGATATTTGGGCAAATAAGAATCTAATTACTGTTACAGGTGGAATGATGGATTTTAAAAATGATTATAAATTTATAATTAAACATTTAAAAGACATTATAGAAGAATACGAATTGCAGCCACAGGCATGTGGGTATGACCCTCACAATGCTGATGGTTTTTTAGCAGACCTAGAAGAATTAGGAATACCATTAATAATGGTTACACAGTCTGCTAGATTTCTTAATGATGCTACTGTTGATATGAGATTAAATATAAAATCCGAAAAATTTGAGTACGACCAAGACAATGAATTGTTGAGTTGGTCGTTTTCTAATGCTGCAGTAGTTGAAAACTCGTTTGGTGAAATTAAAATTGATAAGAAAGTAGGAGCTAAAACAAAAAGAATAGACCCTATCGATGCATGTATAAATGCACATGTTGCTTATCAAAAATGTAATGACACTAATAATCAAGATTTAGATAAAAATATGGAAGATTATTTATCCTTAATGGGTTGGGATAAATAGAAAGGAGGTAGATTTAATGTTTCAAAATATAAAAAGAGTGTTCAAATCGCTAACTACTGAAAGCACAAGTAAAGAAACAATTACTTTAGAACAATTAGTTGACTTTTTGAACTTAAATGGTGTTAGTGAAAAAGAACTATCCGAGGCAACTTATTTTGCTTGTTTAAAAATATTGAGTGAATCTTTAGGTAAATTGCCATTAAAGTTAATATGCACTAATGATAAATCTGGTGTTACAGAAGTTAAAGATCATCCATATTATTCTTTATGTAGATATAGACCTAACAGATTTACAACTTCGACAATATTTTGGGCATCTGTAGAAATGAATCGTGATCATTATGGAAATGCTTATGCTTGGATAACGAATAAGAAAAAACAAGAAGATCAAGAGTTGATTCTTTTGCCAAGTGAAAGTGTAGAAGTATGGTACGATGATAAGAAAATTTTATCTGATATACCAGATGTATGGTATATCTATCGAGTTGGTACTCATAGATATGTTTTCTCAAGTGAAGAAATATTGCATTTTAAAACTTCCACATCATTTGATGGAATTACTGGTTTAAGTGTTAGAGAACAATTAAAATCTACTATAACAGGCGGACAAAAATCACAAGAAATGGTTAATAAATTAATTGAAAGTGGTTTTACTGCTAAAGCTGTTCTTCAATATACAGGAAATTTAAGTGAAGATAATGCGAAAAAATTTACTGAAAATTTAGAAAAATATGCTACTGGTGAAGTAGATTCATTAAAGTCTATTATTCCTATACCACTAGGATCAAAATTAGATCCATTAAATATTAAACTTGGTGATAACGAGTTTATGGAAATTAAGAAATATAATGCTTTGCAAATTGCTAGTGCTTTTGGTATTAAGCCAAATCAAATAAATGACTATTCAAAAAGTAGTTATGCTAGTGCAGAGGCACAACAATTAGCATTTTATGTTGATACATTGTTGTTTATATTAAAACAGTATGAGGAAGAATTGACATTTAAGCTCTTAACAGATGATGAAATTAAGCGAGGATATAGATTTAAGTTTAATGTATCAGTAATTTTAAGAGCCGATTTAAAAACTCAAATTGAGAGTTTATCTAAAGGTGTTTCCAATTTTATATATACCCCTAACGAGGCTAGATCTTATTTAGATTTAGAGGCTAAACCTGGTGGTGATAAATTAATTGGAAATGGTGCGATGATTCCTGCTGAATTGGTAGGAACACAGTACACAAAAAATGCTAATGGAGGAGGTGAATCTGATGGAAATGAATAAGCAATTAATTCAAAAATCTGGTGCTGTTGAAAGTCAAGAGTTGACAGATGAAGAATTAGCAAAAATAAATAAGTTTTCTTTAAAAGATTTATCTAAAGAAGATGTTTATACTTTTAAATTAAGAGTCTGTGATAATGAAATAGACCGAGATTATGAAGTGTTTCCTTTATCTACTTTAGAAAAATTAAAGGATTTATTTATTGGAAAAACTATTATTAAGGATCATTCATCTAGAGCTGATAATCAAGTAGCTAGAATATATGATACTGAATTAGTTACAGAAAGTGGTAGAACTAAAACTGCCGAGCCATATACAAGTTTAATTGCACATTGTTATATGGTAAAAACCGAAAGTAACAAAGATTTAATTACTGAAATAGATGCGGGAATTAAAAAAGAAGTATCAGTAGGATGTGCTATTGGTGAAGTTGTTTGCTCTATTTGTGGTACAGATAATAGAAAAAGATGGTGTGAACATTGGAATGGTCAAGAATACGAGGGAAAAACTTGTTATTTTGAATTAAAAAGTCCAATCGATGCATACGAAGTATCATTCGTTGCTGTTCCAGCACAACCTAAAGCAGGTACAACTAAAAATTATGGTCCTAAAGAAGAAAAAGATGCCACAGTTGAAGTTGAAAATGTTGAAACTGATAAAAGCAACGATGTTACAGAAGAAAAAAATATTTTAAAAGAGGAAGATTTAATCTCTTTAAAGATGAAGAGTATTAAGTCTTTTATTTTCGCAAAAAAAAATATAAATAAGAAAGAGGGAATGTAAAATGAATAAAAAAATGCGAGAAATATTAAAGAAAATTGAAGAAAAGCAAGTTATTGCTAATGAATATCTAGAAACTAAAGAACTAGATAAAGCTAATAGTGTAATTAGCGAAATTGAAGATTTACAAAAAGAATATGATGTTGCTGCTAAATTATTTAATGTAGCTAAAGATGAAGTTACAGATGAAAAAATAGCAGAAGTAAAAGAAGAAAAGAAAGCTGATGGTTTTGCTATGGTAACTAAAATGGTTACTGGTAGAAAAATGACTGATGCTGAAAAAGCATTAATTATTGAGGCTGATCCATCTGCAGAAGATGCTAATGGTACAAATTATCTATTGCCAGAAGATGTACAATTAGAAATTCGTGAATTAAGAAGAAATTATATGTCTGCTAAAGATTTAGGATTAGTAAATGTAGTACCTACTACAGCTTTATCTGGATCTACTAACTTTGAAACAGATGATGATGGTTTATTAACTGATTTTGAAGATGGTGCAGAAATTAGTGAAGAGGATGGACCTAAATTTGTTAAAAAGCCATTTACAATTAAATTTAAAGGTAAATTAATTTATATTTCTAATATTGTATCTGGTAACGAAAAAGCTGGTTTAAAATCTTACTTAAATAAATGGTTTGTTAAAAAAGCTGTTAGAACTGAAAATAAAGATATCTTTACAACTTTAGCAGAAGGTAAAGATGGTAAAGCTATTAGTGGTTTAACTGCTTTAAAAACTCATATTAATGAAGATATTGATCCATCATGTGCTATGACTGGTGTAATTATCACTAATCAAAGTGGTTTTGCAGCTATGGATAAACAAAAAGATGCTAATGGTAGAGGATTATTAGAAGAAAATCCAAGCAAGAAAACTAAAAAGATGTATCAAAATATGCCTATTTATGTTTTCTCTAATAAAGAACTTCCAAATGTAGGTAGTGCAGCTCCAATGTTCGTTGGTGCAACTGATGCTGGATGTGATTTCATGGATAAAGATGGATTAGAATTCGCTACATCTGAACATTTCGCATTTAATAAAAATCAAAGTACTTTAAGAGTTATTGAGGGTTATGATACTGTACAAACTGATGCAGATGCATACTCTTATGTTTTATATACTGGTGTTGAAACTGAAACAGATCAAACTGTATAGTTAGGAGGTAAAACATGACCACAGAAGCAGAGGCTACAGTAACTACTATATCCTTAACAGCAGATATAGTTAAGGAAGAATTAGGTATTGATACTGTAGATGATAAAGTTGATAGTAGATTAACTCGTTATATAAAAGTAGCCGATGCTTACTTGAAAGGTGCTATTGGTGAGAATTATCCAAAAGATGATGAAAGAGCTATAGAATTAGCTCTTTTAGTCATTGAGGATTTATATGATAGAAATTCTACTACAGTAAAAGAAAACAGTACAATAGAAAAATTAAAAAACGATTTCATGATGCAATTAAGAATTGAGGGATTAAATGATTCTAAATCACAGGATACAAGTACAGAAACTTAACGAAAATACAAATTTATACGAGGATTATTACAGTTGCCATGCAAATGTAAATAAAACTGGTGGTAATGAGTATTTAATTGCTGGTGCTGTATCTACTAAAAACAAATTTACTTTTGTTGTTAGATATTGTAAGGAATTAAAAACTTTACAATTTGATACACAATCATATCGAATCGTTTTTAATGATATTGTATTTAATATTCTTGATGCAGATGATTTCATGCAAAGACACCAAACTATAAAAATTATAGGGGAATCAATAAATGCCTAAAATTGAAATGGCTGACCTAGAAAAAGTAATAAATGAAGAACTTACTATGTACTCGGAAGAAATTACAAAAGAAGTTAAAAAGGCTAGCAATGATGTAATGAAAGATTTAGTAAAAAATACGAAAAGAGATGCTAATAAAAGGACTGGAGCTTATGCGAAAGCCATTACATCAAAGAAAGTCTTTGAAAATGCTAAATCCATATCTAATTTATGGTATGTAAAAGATCCAGAATATAGAAAATCTCATTTATTAGAAAAAGGCCATGCTACTAGAAATGGTGGAAGAACAAAGGCTTATGGATTCATAAGTAAAAATGAAAAAATTGCAATAAAAGAATATGAAAGAAGAGTCGAGGAGGCGATAAAAAATGGACATTAAAGAAATTTTAAAAACTAAAACAGGTTTATCTGTAGAAAAAAATCATTTTGTTAAACCTCCTAAATTGCCATATATAACATTTATCCAGGACAAAGAAATAAGAGGGATTTCTAATGATAATTTAATTATTGATAGTGATGTTTCTGTGGAATTATACACATCTTTGCCTGATGAAGAATTAGAAAATAAGGTAAGAAAAGTCATAATAAATGACATTTTAAAAACTTCTCAAAATGATGATGAAGTTGAAATAGTGCAAATGACTGAATATATAGAATCAGAGCAAATGTACTTAACAAATTTTGATTTTAATTTAATAGAAAAAGGAGGAAATTAAAATGGGAAAAAGATCAAAAGAAACTATTACATTAGGTAGTGGTAAATTATATTCAATAGAATATACAGGAACTATTCCATCAAATACTGAAATTGAAAAAGCTGAAAATATTTTAGGTTATATTCAAAAAGGTGCATCTTTAGATTATAAACCAGAATTTTATGAGGCAGAAGATGATTTAGGAATAGTTAAAAAACAAATTTTAACTAAAGAAGAGGTAACATTTAAAAGTGGTATCTTAACTTGGAATGCAGAAACATTAAAGAAATTAGTTGCTACTGGTAGAATTACAGAAGATAGCGAAAATTCTTTAAGAACTATTAAAATTGGTGGTATCAATAATAATGATGGTAAACAATATATTTTCCATTTTGTTCATGAAGATAAGAAAGATGGAAATGTAAGAATCACTATTGTTGGTCAAAATACTGCTGGATTCTCATTAGCATTTGCTAAAGATGCTGAAACTGTTATTGATGCAGAAATTAAAGCATTACCAAACGATGATGAGGGTACATTAATAATTTTCCAAGAAGATTATACACCAGATCCAGCTGTCTAAATTAATTAAAAAGTAAGGGAGGAATAATATATGTATGATATGACACAATTTGTACCTAGATATTTTAAAACTAAACTAAAAAATGGAAAGATAATTGAAGTTGAGCCACCAAAATTAAAGGTGTTAAAAAAGATTTTGAAATTAAGTGGTGTTAAAAACGAAATGACTGAAAAGGATTTTGAAAACATCACTTTAGCAACATCTATGGCTTTAAGCAAAAATAAACAAAATTATAATGTATCGACTGAATGGCTTGAAGATAATCATAACATAGATGAATTACAAGATTTATTAATCAATTATTTTGATTGGGTCAATGAGATAAATAACTCAAAAAACTAATAGCCCCATATTATCCTAAACAGGATGATGAAGATGTGGGGTATCAGTTAGTTAGTCATAAAGAAAAAGTAATTGCAAAATATTGTGGTATTTCTATTTTTGATGTTGAGGAATTGGATTTAGTAGAGTATTTATTTTATTATAGGGAAGCTGTTATTTATAATTGTATGCAAACAGAAGAGGGAATCGAATACTTGCAAAATTCTTATAGATTGCAACAAACCGACCCAGACAGAGAAAAGTTAAGAGAAAAATATAAAAACGGGCGACCAGATTAAAAACGGTTAGCCCGTTTTTTTTATTAAAAGAGAAAGGAGGGCGAAAATATGGCTAAAACGATTAAAGGAATAACTATTGAAATTGGTGGCGATACTACCAAATTAGGTAAGGCATTAGAAAGTGTTAATACTAAAACAAAGGAATTAAGATCCGAGTTAAAAGGTGTAAATAGTTTATTAAAGTTAGATCCTAGTAATGTAACTTTATTAAAGCAAAAACAAGATTTATTAAATCAAAGTATTGCAAATACACGAGAAAAATTAAACACTTTAAAAACTGCTCAAATACAAGTGCAAGCTCAATTTGAAAAAGGTGAAATAACAGAACAACAATATCGAGATTTTCAAAGAGAAATTGTTGCTACAGAAACAAAATTAAAATCTTTAACAAAAGAATTAAAGAATTTTGGCTCTGTAGGTGCTCAACAAGTTGCAGTTGTGGGCGAGAAGATGCAAAATGTAGGAAATAAAATAGAATCTGCTGGTAAAAAAATATCAGTTGCTAGTGTTGGAACTTCTGCAGCATTAGTTGGTGCATCAAAAACTGCAATAGATTTTGAATCTGCATTTGCTGGTGTTACTAAAACAGTTGATGGTACAGAAGAACAATTAGAAGAAATTAAGCAAGGTATTTTAGATTTAGCAGAGGTAACTGCTAGTAGTTCTACAGAAATAGCTGCAGTAGCAGAGGTCGCTGGTCAATTAGGTGTTAAAACTGAAAATATATTAGCATTTACTGAAACAATGGTAAGGTTAGGCGATTCTACAAATTTATCTGCAGATGAGGCTGCAACTGCTATTGCTCAATTATACAATGTTATGGGTGCAGATATTAATACAGTTGATCAATTTGGTGCTGCTTTAGTTGAATTAGGTAATAATGCAGCTACAACAGAATCTGATATTTTAAATATGGCATCAAGAATTGCATCATCTGGTCATCAAGTTGGTTTAACTGAACAAGAGGTATTAGCATTAGCAACTACTTTATCTAGTGTTGGTCTAGAGGCCGAGGGTGGTGGTTCTGCTATATCTGCAGTAATTACTCAAATAGATAAAGATGTTGCATTAAATACAGATACTTTATCCACTTGGGCTGAAATGTCTGGAATGTCTGTTAAATCATTTAAAAATCTTTGGGAAACAGATGCTATGTCCGCTATACAAAAAGTTGTATCTGGAATGGGCGATGCAGCTGCTGGAGGTCAAAATTTAAATGTTATTTTAGATGAATTAGGTGTTACATCATTAAGACAAACAGATACAATGAAAAGATTATCAAGTGCATCTGAATTAATGTCTAGTATGGTAGATTTAAGTAATAATGCATGGGAAGAAAATGCTGCATTGACAAACGAATCTGCCAAAAGATATGAAACAACTGCAGCTAAAATAACTCAAATGAAAAACACTATTACAGAACTATGTGTTAAATTAGGGGATATATTACTGCCAATTATTCAAAGTGTAATAAATGCGATATCTCGTTTTGCAAATTGGTTAACTAATTTAAATCCAGCTGTACAAAAAGTTATTGTAGCAGTATTAGCAATAGTATCAGCACTCGGGCCGTTTATGATCATATTGGCAAAATTAATAACATCATTCGGTACGATTATGACTATTGTACCTAAAATAGTAACGGTAATTAAAGCAGTAAAAACAGCATTTGCTGCATTTAATGCTACTTTGCTAGCAAATCCTATTGTTTTAATAGTAGCAGCAATAGCAGCACTCGTTGCTGGATTTGTTCTATTATGGAATAAATGCGAGGGATTTAGAAACTTTTGGATTAATTTATGGGAAAATGTAAAGAATGTTTGTAAAAAAGTTATTGATGGTATAGTAGGATTCTTTAATGGAATCATTAATTTTATTAAAAATAACTGGCAATCACTTTTATTATTCCTGGTAAATCCTTTTGCTGGAGCATTTAAATTACTTTACGATAATTGTGAGGGATTTAGAAATTTTGTTGATGGTATTATACAAAAAATCAAAAATATTTTTGCAAGTATCGTTTCATTTATAAATACAAATGTGATCCAGCCAATTAAAAACTTCTTTGCTCCAATAGTAGGATGGTTTACTGAACTATTTATGAGTATTTATAATAGTTTAGCAAGTATCATAAATGTTATTTGGGGTATTATTCAAGGATTATGGCAAATGATTGTTGCATTATTTACAGCTGCTATTACATGGATAAATGAAAATGTAATTGCACCAATAGTTAATGCAGTAACAACAGCCATTAATGCTGTTAAAACAGGATTACAAGTCGCCTGGGAATTTATTAAAAGTATATTCATTACTATTGCTACTTGGGTAAATGATAATGTTTTAGTGCCTATTATGACATTATTAAGTACAGTATGGACATGGATACAAGAAAATATAATAATGCCAATTAAGAATGCATTTACAGCTGCTTGGGATTCATTAAAAACTGGTGCAGCAAGTGCATGGGAGGGAATAAAAAATGTATTCTCTTCTGTAGCATCTTTCTTTGGTGATGTATTTTCAAAAGCATGGCAGAAAGTTAAAAATGTATTTTCTGCAGGAGGAAAAATATTTGAGGGCATCAAGGATTCTATTGCAAATGTATTTAGAACAGTTGTTAATAAAATAATTGGTGGAATCAATAAAGTGGTTGCAATACCGTTCAACACAATAAACAGTATGTTAAATAAAATTAGAAATATTGAATTTTTAAATATTGCACCATTTAAAGATAAATGGAAAGAAAATCCATTAGCAGTACCACAAATACCATTATTAAGAACAGGTGGAACAATGATCGGCGATGGTCAAGCTATTATGGCAGAGGCAGGTAGCCCAGAAATGATTACAATGATGAATGGAAAAGCTATTGTACGGCCATTGACTAATACAGATAGAAAACAAGTTGTTTCTAATACTAATAATAATGGTAATAATACATTCAATTTCTATTCACCAAAAGCACTTACACCTAGTGAAAGTGTTAGAAAGTTTAGAAAAGAATTACAATATCAAAAATTGATTCATGGTTAGGAGGGAAATTTATGGCGAAAAGGTTAGTATGTGAATCATATTTAAATGAAAAAGTAACTTTTACTTATGAATTTCCTTTTTATCTTGAAAGTGTAGAGGGAATTCACGAAGTATTAGGTACAGTTACTGGTATAAAAAGTGCTTATGCTATTGGTGAAAACTATGTAGATACAAGCATAGAAAAAAGAAATATTATTATAAGTGGAATTATTAAGGATGATTTTGTTAATAATAGACAAAAACTTTATAGAGTATTTCCACTTAAAACAACTGGAACACTTTATTATTATGAAGATGATCTAGAAAGAAAAATAGATTATAAAGTTGAAAGTATCAAAATAAATGAAAAAGGATATCCTAAAGTTTTTCAAATATCTTTAGTATGTCCTACACCTTATTTTACTGATATAAATAAAACAACTTTACAAATGGCTACTTGGTCGCCAGCTTTTAAATTTGCATTAAAAATTCCTCAATCTACAGGTATAAAGTTTGGAACAAAAAATAAAACATCTATGGTAAGTATCAATAATTCTACTAACATTGAATTTGGTATGACAATTACATTTACAGCAAATGATACAGTTGTAAATCCATCTTTATTTAATGTAGATACAAGAGAAGAAATGAAAATAGAAAAAACAATGCAAGCAGGCGATAAAATAGTAGTACATACTTATAGACAAAATAAAAATATAATTTATATTCCAGCTGCTACAGGTATAGAAGAAAATATAAATAATTTAATGGTATATGGTAGTAAATTCTTACAGATTCATCATGGCGATAATGCATATCGTTATAATGCAGATGAAAATGTTGATAGTCTAGAAACTATAATAGAATATTTAACAGAGTATGAGGCTGTATAATGATTGAACAATTTGACATTTATGTTTATACCAAAGATATAGAATTTCTTGGAATTATAGATTTTTTTAGTTCACTAAGATGGCGAAGAAAATACTATGAGGCAGGCGAATTTGAATTACATATACCTATAAATGATGGAACAAAGAAATTTCTTCAAAAAGATAATCTTATAATAAGAGAAGATGCTATTGAGGTAGGTATTATTGAATCGATAAAAATATCTGATGATGGTGATGATGTAGAGGCAGTAATTATTGGTAGATTTTTATCTAGTATTTTAGATAGAAGAATAGTAAAAAAGAGAATTAATTTTACTGGGACAATATTAGATGGTGAAAGAAGAATTTTAAATGAAATGACACCATTTAATTTGTTAGAAATAAGTGATGCAGCTATAACATCCAATAATATTGTTTTTCAATGTACTTATAAAAATGTATATGAGTATTTGAATAAATTATCTAAAACATCGACAATAGCACATCGTATTGTAGTTGATCTTAAAAATAAAAAATATATTTATGAAAACTACCAGGGATTAGATAGAACTGAAACACAGAGTATCAATCCTAGATATGAATTTAGTGAGGATAAAGGTAATATAGAAAATGCTGATTATACTTACGATTCTAAAACAGAAAAAAATTATGCTTTAGTTGGTGGTCAAGGCGAGGGCGATGATAGGGTATTGGTAGAAGTTAATAGTGGTGATTATGATGATTTTGATTTAAGAGAAACATTCGTAGATGCAAAATCCGAGAGTAACACCGATTTAACAGATGCACAATATAAAGAAGTCTTAAAAACTAAAGGAAGTGAATCTTTAATTGGTCCAACAGAATCTATGGAGGTTACAGTATATGCTACAGATTATAAAAAAGGTTGGGATTTAGGCGATATTGTTAATCAAAAAAAGGAAAGTTGGGACAAATCTATGAAAAAAAGAATTGTTGAAATAGAAGAAACTATAGAAAATTCTAATCAAAAGATATTCGCAACTTTTGGAACACCATTAGCTGAAACATTTACAGAAACAGAAAATTAGAAAAGGAGGGAAAATATGGAAAAATATACATTTTTTAATGATGTAGATGATGACAGAATTTATTTTGCTGAAGATTTTGCAAGACATTTAGCAACATACTTTACAAATGGTGTGTTTAATAATGGATGCCAAGTATTAGGTGAAAACGATGATATGTCAGTTAATGTCAGTATAGGATCTGCTAATATAAATGGCTACAGATACGATAACGATGCAATTAAAACATTAAATATAGATAATGCGGATGGTGTATTAAATCGTATAGATAATATTGTTATTAGATGGGATTTAACAAATAGAATTATTACAACTCAAGTAATAAAAGGTACTTTTGCAGATAATCCAGTAGCTCCAGATTTAGTAAGAACATCAACTATTTATGATTTAAGAATAGCAAAAATAAATGTTCCCGCTGGTACAACTACAATAACACCAGATTTAATTACTGATACAAGATTTATTACAAGTGATTGTGGTAATGTTATATCTACAGTACAAACACCAGATACAGAAGATCTATTTATCCAAATTCAAGAAATATTCAATAAAACTCTTGAAGATATGCAAATAGATTTTAATGAATGGTATTTAAAAATTAAAGGTCAACTTGATGAAGATGCAGCGGGAAAACTTGCAAATAATATTTATGAGATAGTAAGAAATGATTTGAAAAGTACAACATGTGATTTGTTAGTAGAAAATTGGGTGTTAAATGGTGATACAAATTTATATGAATATGTTATAATAAATAACAGTATTACATCTAATACTTTTGTTACAGTTAATTTAGATTTAGAAAATCAAATGAAACTAAATACGGGTGAAGTTGAATCGTATGATGGTGGATTTAAAATTAGAACTAGCGAATTGCCTAACGAAAACATTTCTATTACTTATACTTATAAGACATCGAATTTAGAATTGGAGGTTAGTGATTCATGATAGGTTTAATAAATATTGGTAACAAAGAAACAAAAAATATTAATAAAATTTATGGTGTAAGAAGATCTCTAACTGTAAGTACATCAGAGTGGGAAAGAATTGAAGATAGCATAGGATTAGTTGCTAATGCTCAAATAGGAACAACAGCAGTAAGAAATGACTTTGATAATATTTATCCTTGGTCTGATATAATATCATATAATTATGATGTTAAAGCACAACAAATTACAGCTTATTATGGAGATCCAACATTTAAGTTTAATGGAACTAATGGTGAGGTATTAACAAAGATTCCAGAATTTTATTGGAAAAGATATAGGGATAGTCAATACGAATATATCTTAATTTCAAAAAATAAATTAGATGGATACATAAAAAGTGAAGAATTTTCAGTAGGTCGTTATACTATGTCCGGATCTGAATCACGAGTTTATAGTAGAAGTGGATATGCTCCGCTTGCTAGTAAAACTATTACTAACTTTAGAACTTATGCTAGAGCTTTAGGTGATGGATTCGGGCAAATGGATTGGCATTATTTTATATTACAAATGCTTTATTTAGTAGAATATGCTGATTATAATTCACAATCTAAACTAGGGTTGGGCTACACTAATGGATCTCATACAGCACCTACTAATAGTGGTGGATGTGATAAGTTAGGAATGAAATCTGGTAGTGCAGATGGAACTGATAACTCTTCAATTATTTATAGAGGTATTGAAGATATATTCGGTAACTTATGGCAATTCATAGATGGTATAAACATTAGAGATAATCAAGCATATATTTGTTATGATGCAGATAAATATGCTGTTGATACTTTTGATGGAAGTTATAAAGCAATAGGATATAAAAATGCTACTGCAAATGGTTATGCCTCTAAATTAGGATATGATGCAAATAATCCAATGATAGCACTTACAACTGAATCCGCAGGGGATAGTAGCACAAATATGAGTGATTACTACTATCAAAATTCAGGGGATAGAATCGCTCTTGTCGGCGGTAGATATGTCAACGGGTCTAATGCTGGCTTGTGGTATTGGAATGTTAGTAGCGCTTCGAGTATTGCTGCTGCTGACGTCGGTGCTCGACTTCTTAAAACCAGATAGCGGGGGTTTGGGGGCGGCCAGCCTCCCATAAAAAGAACAATCGACTTTAGTCGATTATAAAAAATATCCTTATAGGGAATGATGTGTATTTGGGCACTTTAGTAAATGATAAGTTGCTCTTGTCGGCGGTGCTTTTTGGGATGCATTAGGTACAGGATTTTTTGCATTAGTTTGTGATAGCACTTCTGCTCGTGATACTGGTGTTCTCGGTGCTCGACTTATTATATTGGTATTTGGTGTGTAAATGAGTGCTGTTAGTCGGTGAGATGCTCTTGTCGGCGGTCAGTGGACTGGTATAGGCGAGTGTGGTCCTTTTGCTTATAGTTTGAGTGCCACTTCTTCGCTTGTCACACTTGACATCGGTGCTCGACTACTTATAAGGGATTTGATGTGTTTGAGTGCACTTTGTTGGCTTGATACTCGTGTCGGCGGTACATACTGGGATGTTGGTAAAGCTGGCTTGTGGTATTGGAATGTTAATAACACTTCGAGTATTACTGCTGCTAACATCGGTGCTCGACTACTTATAATGGTATTTGGTGTGTAAATGAGCACTATGATTTGAATATCTTGTCGGCGGTAATTGGAATAATCCGTCGGGTGCAGGCTTATGGTATTGGCAGTTGCTCGAGGCTTCCTCTGGGGCTTGGGGTACTATCGGTGCTCGACTACTTATAAGGGATTTGATGTGTTTTGTACTGGGGTAGTTTTCTTTGCTCTTGTCGGCGGTAATTACACTAATGGTGTCAAGGCTGGCTTGTGGTATTGGAACTTGAACGAAACTTCGACTAATTCGTGGACTACCATCGGTGCTCGACTACTTATAATGGTATTTGATGTGTAAATGAGTCTTTTGATTAAATACTCTTGTCGGCGGTTGTTTCGATATTCTTTACTACTGTGGATTTTTTTCTTACTGTTGGTTAGATACCTCTGATTATTTGAGTATTTCTCGAGGTGCTCGACTACTTATAGGGATTTGATGTGTTTGAGTGCTGTTAGTTGGTGAGATGCTCTTGTCGGCGGTAGTTGGATGGACACTTTATCAAGTGGCTTGTGGTTTTGGAATTGTTGGGATAATTCTGGGAATGCTAACATCAACATCGGTGCTCGACTTATTATATTGGTATTTGATGTGTAAAGGGCACATAACTATCTTTGCTCTTGTCGGCGGTTGTTGTATTTCTGCATTAGTAATGATAGGAATGTGGTATTATGATAATTCTTATCTTTCTTCAATTTCTAGTACTACCATCGGTGCTCGACCTCTTATATAGGTATTTGATGTGATTGAGCTCTTTACTTTTATATCGCTCTTGTCGGCGGTGGATATAGCCATACTACTATGGCTGGACTATGGTATTGGTTTGTTTCACACACCGCCTCTGCGGAAAGTGCTAGTATCGGTGCTCGACTTATTATATTAGTTACACATCATGGAATTTGGTGTGTTTAGTACAGGTGTTTTTTTACTTTAGCATATTTGATGCTCTTGTCGGCGGTAGATATGACAACGGGTCTAATGCTGGCTTGTGGTATTGGAATGTGAACAATGCATCATCTAACTACAGTGCTAACATCGGTGCTCGACCACTTATATTTATTAAATACTTACACATCATTTTCCTTGCCCCTTGGCAAAAATTAGTCGTTCTGGGTGGGTTTAGTAGGTTTATCTTCTTAATGAAATTTCTCGAAAGACCTGCAGGCAAATATAAGAATATTGAAAGGACCAGATATGAAAAGAATTGGAAACATCTACGATAATATTATTAAATTAGATAATATTGAATTAGCAATAGCCAAAGCCTCTCTAGGTAAATCCAAGAGAAAAAATGTTGCAAAAATATTAGATTCGCCTACATATTATGCAATGCAAGTTCAAAAGATGTTAAAAGAAAAGAATTATATTCCTAGCCCATATATTGAAATGAAAATACATGATGGTGCTAATAAAAAAGAAAGAATAATTTATAAACCTAGGTTTTATCCCGATCAAGTAGTACATTGGTCTTTAATGTTGCAGATTGAATCAATACTTTATAAGGGTATGTATGAATTTAGTTGTGCATCTATTAAAGGTAGAGGAATAAAACGAGGAATGAATTATTTAAAACGAATTCTTGTACAAGATAGAAAACATACAAAATATTGCTTAAAATTAGATGTAAAACACTTTTATCCAAGTATTAATAAAGATATACTTAAATCTAAATTTAGAAGAGTTATAAAAGATCGTGATACATTAAATTTAATCGATATAATCATTGATAGTGGTATAGAGGGACTTCCTATTGGAAATTATACATCACAATGGTTTGCGAATTTCTATTTACAAGATTTAGATCATTATATTAAAGAGGTATTACATGTTAAATACTATATAAGATATATGGATGATATGGTGCTTTTTTCAAACAATAAGAAAGAATTAAGAAAAGTTAAATATGCTATAGATGAGTTTCTTGCTAAAGAATCATTAAGAATAAAAGAAAATTGGCAATTATTTAAAACTGATAGTAGGCCAATAGATTTTTTAGGATATAGATTTTATAGAGGATATACAACATTAAGGCGAAGTAACTTTTTAAGAATTAAAAGGCGAGCTAAAAAAATATCAAAAAAACAAGAGTTAAATTTTCACGATGCAGCTGCTATGTTAAGTTATAGTGGTTGGTTAAAACATTGTGATTCATATAATTATCAACAAAAATATATAAAACCGTATATAAATTATAAAAAATGCAAGGAGGTTGTTAGAAATGAGAGTAGAAAGCATGGAAAGACCTGTCAGCAGTTTTATGTTAGATAATAGAAGAGGCAACTTAATAGATGTTGTCTTTTTTGATGATATAAAAACAGAAACAAGAGTACAGGATAATGAAAATGCGGTAGAAATTTTTACTTATAGAAAATATAAGATCACAACTATCTATAGAGAAAATTTAGAAGAGGAAATACAAAATAATTTAGATAATTGGTTGGAGGATTTAAAAACTAGAGAATATGATTCTTTAGCATCAAGTATAAGAGATAAAAGAAATAAGTTACTAGAAGAAAGTGATAAACATATGGTTTTAGATCGTATAGGATTTGAAATACCAGAAGAATTAACAGCAACTAATCTTTTAACTGCAGTTAGTTCTTTTTTCACTACTCTAGGTAATTTAAAAAATAATGATTGGTCTAAATATAGACAAGAATTAAGAGATTTAACTAAACAAGAGGGATTCCCTTATGATGTTAAATTTCCAACACCACCAGAAGAATAAAAAGGGCAAGAATAATGGAAAGTATTACAACAGTAATAGTAAGTATAACAGCCTTTATAACAGCCTGTAGTGGTTTGATTATCTCTTTAAAGAAAGCAAAAAAAGAAGTAGAAGAAACAATCCCCAAAAAAGTAAAAAAACAAAGTGATATAAATATGGAAATTATCAACAGAATGGAATATTTAAAAGAATATTTAAAGGCTGATAGAATCCAAATATATGACTTTCATAATGGTGGGCATTATGCCAATGGTAGAAGTGCTTTAAAAACTAGCTGTACTTATGAAGTTGTTAGAGCTGATATTAAACATTATCAAATGGAATTACAATCTATTCCTTTAAGTTGCATTCCACAATTTATAGATACTCTGTTAAATAATAATGAAATGAAAGTAGCAGATTTAGAAGAAATAAGAGATGCAATGCCAGGGACTTATAATTTAAAGAAAGATGAGGGAATTAAAAGTTTTTATGACATTGTTATAACTAATAAACAAAAAGAGCCTATCGGCTTTTTAGCTATTCAATATGTTACTAATCATCGTAAATCATTTTCAATTAATGAACAAGCAGAGATTTTAAAATTAAAGTTTTTCATAGAAGAAAATCTAGAAAAAATGTTAAACAAATAGGAGGTTTAATATGTTAAATAATTTATTGACAATAGCAATGCTATTAGCAGTATTAGGTGTACTTCATATAACTAATACAGTATTAGGTGCTGTTAAAGGAAGTCAAGAATCAAAATTTGAATGGAAGAAAATAGGAAAAGGAATGTTAAAAGCATTTCTTTTTTGTTTATGTTTTATTTCATATTGTTTTTGTTTAGAGATACTTCCAGTAATATTATCAAGAATTGATATTACTGTACCTGGTGATCTAATAACATTTTTAGAAATTGTAGGTATAACCTTAACTGCTTATAAAAAATATGCTTTAGATTGCTATACAAAACTAAAAGATATTATGGGTATCAACACCGAGAAATCGAGTGTAGATATAGATTCAAAAGAAAGGGAGGTAGATTAGAATGGAAGAAAAAGATCTAATCGTAGAAGAAACAACTAATAACGATGAAGTTATAGAAGAAATACAAAATACTTTCAACGAAGATGGACTTGAAATATTAGTAGAGGATGGTGAGATTGAAAATGAATATAAGAACTAGCAAACCTGGAGCAGGTAATAAATTTTATATCACTAAATCTAAAGGTGGATATTCTACATGTATTCAAGGTAGCCCAACAGATAGTCAATGCAATGTACTTGCTAACTGTGTAGGATATGCATGTGGTCGTTTTAATGAAATAATCGGATCAATGAAATATCCATCTTTAAACTGCAATGCAGAGAATTTTATTGAAAGAGCTAAATCTTTAGGTTTAACAATTTCAAATGTACCAACATTAGGCGGTATTATGGTATGGAAAAAAGGAAATACTTTAAGTGGTAATGATGGTGCAGGGCATGTTGCTATAGTTGAAAAGATTATAGATAGTAATACTATTTATACGAGTGAATCTGGTTATGGATCAAGTGCATTCTGGAATAGTACAAGAAAAAATACAAATGGTAGATGGGGATTAGGTAGTGGATATACATTTAGAGGATGTATTGTTAATCCAGCAATAGGAGCAGTTACAGCACCAACTGCAGTAGCTACAGATCCTTTTCCAAATGTAAGTGATGAAGAACTTGCAAGAAGAGTATGGACTGGTGAATTTGGAAATGGTGATGCTAGAAAAGCAGCATTAGGATCAAGATATAATGCTGTACAAGCATTAGTAGATAAAGGTGTAGGTAAACCTACAACATCAACACCAACACCAGCACCAAAACCTACAGTAGATATTTTAACTTTAGTTAAAAAAACTATAAGAGGTGATTTTGGAAATGGTGATGCTAGAAGAAAAGCATTAGGATCTAATTATGATGAAGTACAAAGACAAGTTAATCTTAACTTTAAAAATGGTACTACTCGTTGGGATAATATAAAATTATACTAGAAATTTAAAAAAGACTAACTCAAATATGGGTTAGTTCTTTTTTTGTGTAAACATTATGGTTTAGATGGTTATTTAAGGCCTAAATGTAATTAATGAAAGATGAAGAACTAGTCCT